CGGTTTTCCCAGCCGAGTCGCTTTGATCTCGCCCGTTTGAACTTCGTTTTCTTGGTTCGTCATTTTGTTTCCTTCTTTCGTTTTCGAGGGAAGAACCTTTCCTCCCTCTCATAAAAACAAGTATAGGGCAAATCTGAGACAGATCAACCCTATTTCGAAGTTTTCTCGAAAAGTATTTTCGGTCACCGCCAGAGATTCAACTTCCGGAGAATGGTCTCGCCGCCGAACGGAGGAGTCGACTCCCCTTTGAACTTCACGAAATCCGGGTCGACCGCCACGGGTCGCTTCCGCCGTCTCCCTTTGTACGATCCTCCGAAACGGATCATCATGAACCCCTTCTTCTTGCCACGCTCGACCGTCCGAAGCATCTCGCCGGGAACCCATCCGCACGGGTTATAGGTCGAGAAGACCATCACGGGTCTCGGTTCCATCGTTTCCGTTTCCTTTGTACGATCCGCCGGGAGGGTCGATCCCTCCCGGCCCGGTCAATGGAACAGATCCTCGGTTGTGCCTCGCTAGCGGCGTTGCCTCCGAGAATCTGTTCCTAGAAGACTTTGTAGTCGCCGTTCTTCTTCGAACGGATCCTCCAGGTCTCATCGCCGCACTCGACGACGATCGTTTGTACTCCTTTTCCGTTCCAGTTCTTCGGGACTCGTTTGATTCCGAAAATCGCCGCCTTCTGAGTGCGATTCGTGATCTGGTGCATGATGTGGATCAGGGAATCCCTGATCTTCTCCGAGGCGAATCGGAGATCCCAACTATCCACAGGTTCGAGTCGAGAGATGATCTCTTTCGCCGCTTCGATGTGATTCATGGCTTCTTCTTTCGTTTCGTTTCTAGGAACAGATCCTCGGTTGTGACTCGCTAGCGTCGTTGCCTCCGAGAATCTGTTCCTTTCCTTTCGTTTCCTCGTTGAGGGAAGAACCGTTCCTCCCTCTCATAAAAACAAGTATAGAGCAAATCTGGAAAGAGTCAACCCGTTTTTCAGTTTTTCAGAAGATTAAAAACTGTTTTCCGGAAAGAAACTTTGAACTCCGGGTTTGCGAAATATTCGATCATGAAAAGAACATTGTTCAACGCATCGCCGCTGAGACCGGAATCTCTCACCCCTTGAGCGAGTTTCTTGGCGGTTGTTTTTTTGTCGTTGCTCTTCTCGATGATTGCTCTGATATGTTTCGGAGTGATTTCCATTTTCGTTCTCTCTTTCGTTTCGTTTTCTCTTCGAGGGAAGAACCTTTCCTCCCTCTCATAAAAACAAGTATAGAGCAAATCTGAGACGGGTCAACCCTGTTTTCGAAGTTTTCTCGAAAGTTTTTCATCCGTCTCGTACAGTCGAGTCGGTTCCGACGGAGCATGATTCGATTTTTCGTCGTGATGCAAAACGATCGCCTCGTCCTGGAACTGGATCGTCCAGGCTTGGAAGTCCTCGCTCCATTCCGCTCGGAAACCGTCGAACTCGACGACTTTCGTCGGCCACACTTGTCGAACGATTCGGCTCTTCGACTTCATTTCTTGCTCAAACGGGAAACGGCCTCTCGTCGCTCCTGGTCTTCTCGTTCCGTCTCGTTGACTCTCGGGACCGGATCGACGATCCGAAGGTCCAGCGTCGCCGTGAGGGCGGTCTGACCGTCTTCTGCCACCGTGAGAGATCTCGCACCGTCGGAGGAAATCCAGAGAACCGCAACCCTCTTCGATTCTTTCGTCAAAGCCATCGCAATCGGTCTTTTCGTCATTCGTCGCATCCTTTCGAGAAGCAATCCAGAACGGATATCTCCGAACGGTTGCAGATTTTCATTTTTCCCCATCTCATCGTGGCCGCCGCTTCTTCGATTTCTCGTTGAACTCGTTTCCAGCCGTCGAACTGATACAGACCGGGAGAAACTTCGATGCCGTCCCTGTCCCTCGCAGTTCTCACACCGTAGGCGTGAGTCCGTGCGACCGGGGAACACAGGTCCAAACCGTACAGATCGACACGATTCGCTCCGAGCCATTTCGCCAAATCGAGAGCGACCGTCGAAACCGATCGCTCCGAAGACCAGTCGTTCCAGAAAGTCACGCCGTCGAGATTCTCGGTCAACTCTGCGGCGTTCAGTCCGCTCCGATAGTCGATCGGAGGATTTCGATCCAACCGTTCCGCAACTACCGACGATATGACCAGATTCGTTTCCGCTCTGTATCTGAAATACAACATAGTCGATTCCAACGCTCGTTCGTTGACGATGATCGTGTAATCGGCACAAATTCGACCGATCATCTCGTTCATCGTGATCGTCGTCGTTTGGTCCAGTCGACCGAGATCGAGACCTTCGACGCTTGTCCCCGGAAATACGATCGAAACCGTTTCTCCGACAGCGGCGTCCCGGATCTCTTCAGCCTCGGTGATACAGAAAGATAGTTCCCTCATGATCTCGCCCCTCTTCGTTGAAACACTCGCAGATCTCTTCGACGACAAGTTCCAGGTCGACGATACTTCCTGATCGCTTGTCCTCTTCTCTTTTTCTCTGAAAATACTTTCCTCCCTTCCCCATTTCCCCCTCGGCGGTTTGTCGGAACGGGTTTTCGGAGCGGATGTCGACGATTCCACATCGATGGGCTTTTCGACATTTCTTCATCTCGATTCTTCCGAGATAAAGTCGACACGACTGAAGACTGTAGCGATCCCTCGATCGAGCGTATGACAACGGGAAGTCGATGAAGAAATAATGCCGATGAAGTTCCGGGATTCGACCGCTGACGGCGATCGTCGACGACGACATTGTTTTCCAACCAGTCGCAAGAAACAACTCCTGGAACCCTTTGTCGTGCCATGCTCGATTCTCGCAAACCCCTCGTTTGAACAGAATCGGCCAGAGCGGATCCTCGATCAACTTCGGACTCCTGTTCACCGTTCCGATCAGATCGTCGACCGTGTGAGTTCTCGGAAGAGCCTTTCCCGTTCCTCGTTTCGGTTTTCCGTCTTTCCGATCAGCCATTGAACCATCGCTTGAACGAGGATTTCCCGAAACAAGACATCGGAGAATAAAGACAACCCTGAAACACGCTCGCCTCGAATTTGTGATCTTCGAGGTCTTCTTTGAGAGCGGTCAGGTCGGCGATCATTTCGATGTTCCGTTGAGTGCAACGGATATCCCCGCCCATCTTCATCGAGTTCCGTTCGGTCGGCACGATCGGTCTTCGTCGAGGATCGTTGTCGAGATAATACGAGTCATCTTCCCGATAACAGAGATCCACGCCGCCGAGCCACATATCTCGAACGCCCAACAACAACAACAGCGAGATCGCCGCTGTCGCCGTGGTCTTGTTCATCGGGAACTCCGACGGTCGAGTCTTTCGAAGTCTCTTCGAGCCTTTGAATATCGCCGGAACGGAGTCGGTTTTCGGCAAGACGAGATTCCTCTCCGAGATCCATTTCTCGCATTCGTCGTGCATCACGATCTGAGTTTTCGAGTTTGGTTTGTATTTGTTTTTGACGATTCTGTCGAGGAAAGAAAGATCCGAAAAGATCCAATAATCAGGCACGAAACGATCCAGGTTCCGATGTCCTTCTTCGTTGATGGCGACGGTGACGAGTTCGGGATCGTCGAGTTGTCGATGATCGAAGTCCTTCATCGATGGTCCGGAACCGAGAACGATTCCTCGCTGTCCCTCTTTGTCGTTTTTCATCGCCGTGACCGATTTGAAAAAAACGGAGAGGTCACGCCTTGGCGTAACCTCTCCGCTTCCGATCTTCTTAGACCGTCGAGCCATTAGTTCCCGGCGTCGCTGAGACGGACGATCATGTTGTTGTTCAACACTTTGTACCCGTAGAGCAGATCGACCGAGACGAGCCAACGGCTGTATGTGTGCTGATATGACATCATCACACGGAGACCGATTCCGTCCTTCGTCACGGAAGCCGAACGAACGCCGAACTCGCCGCCAACCGCTTCCAGCGGACGACTGACGAATGTCAGAGCGTTACGGTGGAAGGCGATCGACTGATCGGTGAGAACCTCGGGAGTCGCTCCGTCGGTCGCTTGAGGAACATTCTGGTCGACATACAGATTCAACCCGAAGATCGTGTTGATGTATCCCGTCCGAATCGCAGGTGGATTGATCCCGGCGGTGTTCGCCTGAATGACCTCGCCGATCTGAAGAGCCTCGTGGTAGTGGTCCGGCGACATGACGCAGTTGAGCCGTGAAACCCCTCCGGTCGCAGCGGTCGGAACCTTGTTCACCATGAACTGCTTCTGCACTCCGGCGAAGTCCGCAAGAGAGACCTTTGCGACGGCGGTGTCGACGACGGTCGTCCCGGAACCGAGTCCGTCGGTGTTGTTGAGGAGATCGGCGTCGATCTTCTCGGCCATCGGAATGACCGCTGGCTCCATGAACTCTTCGACCAGATTCTTGATCGAGGTGTCTTGGTCCCTGCTGGTGATCCCGAATGCGATGTGTTGATGCTTGTTCAGGGCGACGGTGAGATCTTCCGCCTTCGGAGCCTGAATCGTCATCTGAGTGTTGTTCGTCAGCGGGTTCGCTGTGAACATCTGCGGTGTTCGAGTGTGTACGACATCGCCCTGTTGAGCGACTTCATCTTCGAAGTCACGGTGAACGAGGTTCGCCACGACATTCGATGCCTGGAGGAGGAGGAGAGATTCTCTCGCCCAGATCTCCGGCGGGTATACTAGGTCAACGGTTGAAAAAGCCATCTATGTCAACTTCCTTTGTTCTGTTCCAAATCTCTGATGATCTTCTCCCGGTTCTCTTCGTAATCTTCCCAGGACATTCCGCCCTGTTTCTGATCTCGAATTGATTCGGAGGTGAATCTCGACTTGGAATTCGGTGAACTTCCGCTACCTGCCCCGCTGCCGGATTTCGCCGGAGTCGAGAAAAGGTGCGGATTGTCTTCTTTGAAAATGCCGATGAAGTCTTTTACCGGAACGAGGTCGTCGCCGTGTAATGTTTTCACGGTTATGGCGTCGCCTATTTCTTCGTCGTTCTTGATTTGATCGTTGATGATCTTGAAGCATTGTTCGGGTCGAACTGCCCCTGCCGCTGACAAGAGTGCTTCCGTGTTGTGCTTTCGTCGTTCCATTTGCATGGCATGGTCTTTGGATTCTGCGGCTTCTTGGAGCCGTTTGTTGTCCTCGGACATTTTGCCCATCTGCTTGTGGAGTTTGGAAAGTTCAGCACGAACTCCCGGTGGCAAGGCGTGATCGTCCTTCGCTTCGTCGATTTGTTGCTGGTTCCCCGAGGATTCCCCGGCTCCAGACGGATTGTCGTCGAGACCGTGCAACAACTTGTCGACTTGCTCAGAACTCGCAAAGCCCATTCCCTGGATGCGTTTCTCAAACTGTCCGAGAAGTTTTTTCTCCCTTGCCGCCATGATTTTATTCATCTCGGTTTCGGAAACCGTTCTCGGGGTTTCTTTGTTCGCCGCATCGTCTGCTTCGTCGTCTTCACGACAAATCACAGTCGAGTCGAAATTCATTAAAAGCGTTTTCTTCATCTCACTCCTTGAAAAGTGCGGAACCGCCGCAAACTCGGAAACCTACGAGAATTCCCCTCGCTCGTAGGAGGCGAGGAACCGGGTAAGCCGGAAGCAATGTCGATATAGTACAGAAAAACGAGATCCCGTCGCAAGTGTTATTCCGCATCTTCTTTCTCGACGACCTCTTCGACGGATTCCTGTTCTCTGGTCGCTTCGAGGAAGTCGTCGGTCCCCACCGCTTCGTCGACCGCTTCCGGAGATCCGAAGACCCCTTTCATGGCGTCGACGGTCTCGTTCTCGATGATCTCTTTGAGGATCTCTTCCCGTTTCTCGGCGGATATGTCCCCGAGTGCGGAGTCGATGATTTTGATCTGCATCTCTCTGTCGTAGGTGTCCGAGTTGATCGTGTCACGGGTCGCCAACCACTGCTCGATCAGTCCCTCGGTCCCGGCAGATGTGAAGATCTGAGGATACGAGACTCGATCGGAGATCAACTGCTCGGTCGGCGGAACCGATCGCTCTGATATGTCCCACCGTTCGGCGATCTCGAAGAGACGCTGTTCCGCCTGAGCCAACGATTTCGCCGCTCTTCGAAGATGTCTTTCTTCGCTGATCGAGAAACTGATCGCCCTGGATCGACCACTCGCCGAAGCCGCTTGCGGATCGTTCGACCCGCTCAAAGGGTCGATTCCGCTGATTCTCTTCAATCCATCGACCGCTTCCATCTTGTTCAATCTGAGTTGGTCGGTGTTCGTTTTCGGGAAATCGAGATACTTCGCATCCTCGTTGTACTCCGGATTCCTTCGGATCGTCGCTCCCGGCCCAACCGAGATTCGTTGACTCTCTTCGCTCGTTGCGTAGTCGATCAAGGTCGGGTGAGCGTGGAGCCATGAAGCGTACTGAAGATCGCAGTCGGCGACGAAATTCGAGATATCGTGGTGGTAGGCGTATCTCATCGGAGAATAAAACGACATCGGTTTTTCTTTTTGGAGCGAAATGATAACCAACGGAACCATGCCGAGATCGTGAGTTCCCTCGCCGACGAGCGTCCCTCGTTTCTTCCTTTCGCCCTTTTGTTGAGTCACTTCGAAGACCCGCCAACCAGCACGATCGAATTCTCGGTATATTTCGATCTCCTCGACTTCGGATTCGACATCGACGGATTGTCGATGTGCCTCGCAAAGTCGGACCCAATGGAACTCGCCGCAACGGTCAAGGCTCCAGTCGACGACCTGGCTGATCCGATACGGGACCGCTACCAGATCGTTCGTTTCCACTGGACGAACCTCGACTGACGGCTCGAAGTTCTTGCTCGTGGTTTCGACGACGAACCCGTCTTCGTTGACCGTCGGTCGGTCGATCAGGATCGCCGACGCACCGAATCCGAGCGTCTCGAACAGTCTGTCTTCGAGAAACTGGTCTAGGTGAGTTTGACACCCGTCGACATTCTCGATGAACTCGCCCCACTTCGAGGTAATCGACTTCGGTCTCGATGGGGGTCGGGAGGTCACCGCTCCGACGATCCGGTGAAGGATCGGAGACAGTTCGCCCTTGAATCTGGCGAAGCGAAGGCGTCGTTGATAGTCCTGGATGTTTTCGTCGCCGCCTCGCTCGATGTATTTTCCGAGGTTGTCTTTGACATGATCGAATAGAACATCCTGGATTTCTTCCCACACCTGACGATTCGATTCCCAGATCGGATGTCGATTTTCGAGTCTTTTGACCAGTTCTTGTTCAGTCATGCAACCAGCCGTCCGGGATGTTTGTCAGAATCAATCGGTGCGGTTTGTTCATTTGCGTTCTCCTGTATTCGGCTTCGTCGATCGCCGGGATCGTCGTTCTATTCTGTTCCGGTCTGAGTCTGAGCGTCAAGGACAGGATGTTCGATTCGTTTGTCGTGTCGATCACTTCCCAAGTTTCCGATTCGCCGTCGATCCGTAACGGGAAGAAATCTCCGTTCGAAAGTTTGCTCAAAGACATCAAGCCCTCGTTTCTGGTTTTTCGAGAGCGAAGATCAAATGCTGAACCTCCTCCAGAATTCGTGCCGGGTTTGCGACCACATCGGCGAGTCCCTCGTTTATCATATTAGCCGATTTTAACAATTCGTCTCGACTCTTTTTCTCTGTCGAAGCCCGGTTCAGCGTGTACACCGCCAACCACTCTCGCATCAAATCTCTGTCCTGGTAATCAGAATATCTCGCTCCGAGATATGCGATCTCGCACTTGTCCAGTCGACCTTCTCGTTTGTAGTGGCGAGCGAGGGTCAACCATTTGTCTCTGTTGAGCGAGGAAACCGTTTTCAGTTCCTGGAGCAACTTCAACTCCGATGCGTTCAATCCCGCTCCGTTGAGAGTCCAACCGAGGCTCATACTATCATCCAATCTGTCATCGAAGACTGTTTCGTTCCACGGAGGGAAATCCTTTTGTACGGAAAAACACGGTCGATGATGTAGTCGGCGGTGTCGCTCATGTGACCGAGCGTCAATCCGTCGGTCGCTCTTTGATTCTTCAACTTTGAGAGGTTTTCGTCAAGTCCTTGCGACACGAGATCCCGAATCAACATTCCGCAAGAAGGATGAATGACCCACCGGACATCGCCGTTTGCGTTCCGGAGGAGAGCGTTCGCCGCTTTCAGCCGACTCGTGTGTCGTGGATTCTTCCTCGGAACTCGTCGATGAATCTCGCCGTTGAACGCCGGGGCGATCCAGTCCTCGATCTCGTCGAAGTTCGAAACGCCAACGACGGCGGAAGCATCGCCGTAGATGTAGATGTCTCGACCATGACGCAGACCCGCCGGACCGTAGCGATTAATGAACTCGACGCAAACTTCCTTCGTGTTCGATTTGTTGAGACTGATCTCGTCGATAGTTGACAAGAGTCCCGTTGTACCGTCTTTGTATACCTGATGTACACTACAACTCATGGGAGAAATATTAAAATCCCAAGATAAGTGCAAATCTGATTTCTCGTCGTAGGTCGCTTCTCGGCGAAGATTCGATTCTCGATTGAAGTTGTAATATGCCAGACCTCGACCGACATCGATGTGTTCGCCGTAGATGTACGCCTTCGCCTGATCCTCGGAGAGCGTCGTTTTGAGACTTTCGATGAAGTCGTCGGGAACGCCGGGATTTTCGATGGTCGCCATTCGGATCATCTCGTGAGTCGCTCGCCATTCCGCCTCTTTCGATTCGTCGATCGGCGGGTTTTGCCATTTCTGGTAGACGGCATCGAGTCCTTCAGGGGTGCCACATACGAAAAACTGAGAAAGCGGTTTCCCCGAAACCGGGTCGGGCTTCGCTCGTCGCAGTCTGGAGGTGAGAGAGATGGCGAGTTCGGGGAAGTCTCGAACGGTCGTCGCCTCGTCCACGCCGACGAAAGCGAGGTTGAGACCACGGAGTCGAGCCGGGTTGTCGGCGGAACCGAAGTACAGAATCCCGCCCCAAGGGAAAGTCAGAGACATTTTCGATGGCGAATATACGCAATGATCCCAGAGCGATCCATCGCCGTCGTCGTCGTCGTTTCCGAGTTTCATCAACAGATCGTCTCGAAGGGTCGGGAGAAGCACCCGTTGAAACATCTGGTAAGTCGGCGAAACGATCAGTCCGGCGTACCCGGCCCCGTTGTAGAGTGAGAGCAAGATCGCTTTGAGGCAGAACGGTAGCGTCTTCCCGGAACCGAAGCCGCCGATCAAAGCGAGGTTCGGCGTCCAGGATCGGAGGAATCTTTTCTGTTTCTTCGTGAGAGTGATTCCGGCTCTCTGAAGTTGTTCAGCGTTGATTTGCACGCTGGAGTTTATCCGACATCCTTGATCTTTGCGACCATCGAGACGATCTCGGCTCCTTCGATCAGAAGGAGTGCGATTCTTGCGACATCTTCTTCGAACCATTCCACCGATTCCGTGGATATTTCGATAGTCGTTTCCCCGATGACTACGGTGAAGCCTTCAACGACAGTCGAGTCGTATCTTCCGAAGGTCGCTTCTGTGTCGTCCCGAACTTCTCGGAGATCGGCGATCACTCGTTCGCCCTCTCTGCTGTCGAGCAGTTGTTCGATGGTCATTCGTTCCTTCTTTCGTTCCGTTTCTCTCCGAGGGAAGAACCTTTCCTCCCTCTCATAAAAACAAGTATAGAGCAAATCTGGAACGAATCAACCCTATTTCGGTTTTTCTCGAAAGTTTTTTTCGACCTGTTTCTTCAGATCCCCGGAGGCCCGCCGGGATTAGATCAAACCTTTGAACAACTCTCCCGGATCAGCGGACAAGTCCAGGATCTGGACTCGCATTTCCGTGCAGCCGTGGCCACGGAGGATCTCAATAGTTGCTTTCGCTTCCTGTGAACTCTTGCAGAGCGTGTGGAGGGGCTGCTCCTCATTAGGATTCTTCGGGGACAGTCCCCAAATGATAAACTCTTTCATTTCGTTCCTTCTTTCGTTCCGTTTCCTCGTCGGGGAAGAACCTTTCCTCCCTCTCATAAAAACAAGTATAGGACAAATCTGAGACGGATCAACCGCTTTTCGAGATTAGTTTGAAAGTTTTTTCGTGGTGTTTTCGCCGCTCCCCTGTGACGGATCAAACTTCGGGAGGGAGGCGGAGGGAAGCGTCGGGAAGCGGTGAGAGGCGGAGGGAAGCGGTGAGAGGCGGAGGGAAGCGGAGGAAAGCGAAGGGAGGCGGAGGAAAGCGAAGGAAAGCGGAGGGAGGCGGAGGAAAGCGAAGGGAAGCGGAGGAAAGCGAAGGGAGGCGGAGGGAAGCGGAGGAAAGCGAAGGGAGGCGGAGGAAAGCGAAGGGAGGCGGAGGAAAGCGAAGGGAGGCGGTGGTGTTTTCGTCGCTCCCCTGTGACGGATCAAACTTCGTGCAGGTCCGGCGGGAAGTCCGATTCCTGATCTAACGGATCAAACTTCGTGCAGGTCCGGCGGGAAGTCCGATTCCTGATCTAACGGATCAAACTTCGTGCAG